CACCGTACAGAAACAAAGCGGTGTTCGTCATGAACGATGCCACGGTTAAGGCGATCCGCAAGCTGAAGGACGGTCAGGGTCAATACCTCTGGCAGCCTTCACTGCAGGCCGGTACACCGGACACCATTCTGAACAGACCACTGTACACCTCAGCCTATGTTCCTGCAATTGCTGCTTCTGCAAAGACGATCGCGTTCGGCGATTTCGGTTACTACTGGGTTGCTGATCGTCAGGGCCGTGTTTTCAAGAGACTCAATGAGCTCTATGCAGCTACCGGTCAGGTAGGCTTTGTCGCAACTCAGCGTGTTGATGGAAAACTGATTCTGCCGGAGGCTATCAAGGTGCTCCAGCAGAAGGCTTAACGGAGGTGCAGTATGAGCTATAACGCAAAGAACTACACTGAACAAGGCGGTGAAAAAACCGTCATAGGCGGCACGCTTGAAATTAAGGAGGGAGCCTCGGTGACGGGGCTTCCTTCTGCTTCCATATCCATCGCTACTGAAACCACGCTGGGTGGAATCAAGGCAGCCGCTAAAACAGAAACGGATACCGTTCCTGCAAAAGTCGGATCTGACGGAATCCTTTATGTTCCAACTTATCCCAGTGTGCCGGAACCGTCCATAGCCGAGAACCAAGTGGCAAGCACTGCGGAGGATGTCGCAGGACTCCTTTCTGATTTCAACGCGCTGCTTGTAAAGCTGAAAACCGCTGGGCTTATGGCGGCTGATAGTTAAGAACAATGAAAGGATGGTGGCGGTATGACACTGCTTGAAAAAATTAAGGCAAACCTCATTCTTGAGCACTCGGCAGATGATGAACTTTTGCAGATGTACATCACCGCTGCCGTCAGGTATGCCGAGAGCTATCAGCATCTGCCCGAAAACAACTATACGGAAAACGCTATGCCACCCACTACAGAGCAAGCCGTTATCATGCTGTCGTCCCATTTCTATGAATCAAGGGACGGCAGCACGGGCGGCTTTTTTGCAGACAATGTCCAGGCTGGACAGCAAGTGTGGAATACAGTCAACCTTTTACTCCGCCTGGACCGGGATTGGAAGGTGTGATAGTTAAATCTTGCGGTAACGTTGTTGATTTTGAGGGGTTTTACCTAAAGGCAATACTTGGGCTGAACCAGCTCCCTGTGCAAAAGCAAAAAATGAACTGCCAAGACGAGTGCGGTTTCCTTTGTCGATTCGGTTCCATTCATAACCAAGGAAAAGATCTTTGACCATAAATTCTTCACCAACTAGCAGATTTTGAATTTCATTCTGTGCGTAAGCGATTAAGTCTGTCAAAGAAGTACTGTGTGAAACTGGGGTGTTTAAAATAGGCATATTGTTATCCTCCTTTTTACATAGTAGCTAGTAGCTACTTGTTTATATGCATAATACACCTACTAGCTACTAGCTGTCAAGCTCTTTTCAAAAATATATTCTGGAGGTAAGTATTATGAGCTATGGAAAGATGAACACCTTCATTGACATCATTGAAAAAGTAACCATGAAAGATGCGGAGGGTTTCCGGACGGAAGTCGACAACATCATCGCCTCTGTCAAAGCGTATCGGGAGGGTCGGCACGGCAATGAGAAATGGGCAAACAGAGCCACGTTCTCAGAAGCCACCGACCTTTTCCGTTTTCGCCGCATACCCGGCGTAACCGTTACGACAGCAATGGTTGTGGTGAACAAAAATGGTCGTTTTGAAATTACCTCAGTGGAAGATGTAAAAGGACGCGGCATGTATATTGAGGTTCTGGCCAAGGAGGTGAAGCCTAGTGGCTAAAACAACATTTAAAATGCCGGAGGACTTCCTGATGAAGCTCTCAAGGCTTGGCGAGAAAACAGATGAAATCATTCCCCGCGTACTGAAAGCAGGCGGCGAGGTTGTCGAGGCAAAAGTAAAAAGCAATCTACAGAGTGTTATTGGAAACGGTACGAAGGAAGATAGCAGATCCACTGGCGAGCTCGTTTCAGCCCTTGGTGTCTCCTCTGCCAGACAAGACCGGGACGGTAATTTCAACATCAAGGTCGGCTTTTCAGAGCCTCGCAGGGATGGCAAAAGTAATGCACTTGTTGCAGGGGTTTTAGAGTATGGCAAACATGGACAGCCGCCTAAACCTTTTCTTAAGCCCGCGAAAACATCAAGTAAAAATACCTGTGTGGATGCGATGATCAGGGCGTTTGAGGAGGAGGTTGATAAAATATGAGCCTTCTTAGTGAACTTAACGCCCTTATCTCACCCCTCGTTCCTTTGGAGACGGGCCTGTTTTCAGAGCCTGCGCCAGATCGTTACGCTGTGATCACGCCGATGGTCGATACGTTCGAGCTATATACCGACGATAGACCTCAGCATGAAATCCAGGAGGCGCGGATATCCCTGTTTGACAAGGGAAGCTATACGGCTCTCAAAAACCAAATTGTCCGTATTCTATTGGATGCGGATTTTATTATAACCGACCGCCGGTACATCGGACATGAGGATGATACCGGCTATCACCATTACGCCATTGATGTGGCGAAAAATTACGAATTGGAGGATTAACAAATGGCGACTATCGGATTAGATAAACTTTATTACGCCAAAATCACAGAGGACTTGAGCGGCAATGAAACCTACGGTACGCCCATCCCGCTTGCAAAAGCGATGAAGGCGGATTTGTCCGTAGAGCTTGCTGAAGCAACGCTGTATGCCGATGATGGGCCTGCTGAAATCGTGAAGGAATTCAAGAGTGGGACCCTTTCCCTCGGTATTGACGATATCGGGGTGACGGCGGCTGAGGACCTTACAGGAGCAACGCTTGACGATAATAACGTCGTCGTGTCTGGCAGTGAGGATGGTGGTTCACCTGTGGCTGTCGGCTTCAGGGCCAAGAAGTCAAACGGTAAATATCGATACTTCTGGCTTTACCGTGTGGTATTCGGCATCCCGGCTACCAACCTCGCCACCAAGGGCGACAGCATCACCTTTTCCACTCCGACCATCGAAGGAACTGTGGTGCGAAGAAATAAGCTTGATGGCAACGGCAAGCATCCGTGGAAATCAGAGGTTAATGAGGACGACGCGAGCGTTCCGGCATCCGTTATCACCGGCTGGTACACGCAGGTTTATGAGCCTGTTTTCACCGTCACGCCTTAACGGAGGGATAGCAAATGGATAATGAAAGAAGTTCAGGAATATCAATAGGTGGCCAGGAATATGAAATGCTCCTGACGACCAAAGCAACTAAGGAGATCGCCAAGAGATATGGCGGTCTTTCTAATTTGGGCGAAAAACTCATGAAAACAGAGAATTTTGAGATGGCGCTGGATGAGGTTGTTTGGCTGATCACTTTGCTGGCCAATCAATCGGTGCTGGTCCACAATTTGCAGAATCCATCGAAGAAACGGGATCTACTAACTGAGGAAACCGTGGAGCTTCTCACCTCTCCATTTGAGCTCGCGGAGTATAAAAACGCCATCATGGACGCCATGTATAAAGGAACGAAGCGTCATGTTGAAAGTGAGGATGAATCCTCAAAAAACGCACAGGTCGGGTAAGCGATGATGAATTGTTTGCCCGACTGATTTTTTACGGTGTATCCCTCCTTCAACGCTCTGAGCAGGAAGTTTGGCTGATGCCTATCGGACATTTGCTCGACCAGTGGGAGGTATACAAGCAGTTCAACGGACTCGCTAAGGCAGCCCGCGAGTATTACATCGATGAAATCATACCAAACGGCATTTAAGGAGGTGATGGGAATATGGCGGATAACTTTGGCCTAAAAATAGGCGTTGAGGGTGAGAAAGAATTCAAAAGAGCCCTCTCTGACATTAATCAGTCGTTCAAGGTGCTCGGCTCTGAAATGAAGCTCGTGGAGTCCGAATTTGACAAAAACGAAAATAGCGTCCAGTCCCTCACCTCCAAGAATGAGGTGCTTACCAAGCAGATCGATGCTCAAAAAGATAAAATCGAAACCCTGCGTAAAGCACTGGAGAATGCATCCTCATCGTTTGGTGAAAACGATCGCCGAACTCAAGCATGGGCAGTTCAACTCAATAATGCCCAAGCTGAACTCAATGGTATGGAGCGTGAGCTAAAGGGCAATGAAAAAGCCCTGGATAGCGTCGCCGACGAGTTTAACGCAGCTGAAAAACAAGCGGACCAATTTGGCGATGAACTTGATAAAACAGGAAAAGATGCAGATACCGCTGGAGGAAAATTTGAAAAGCTGGGCTCAGTGATCAAGGGTGTCGGTGCAGCTATGGGTGTAGCCTTCGCCGCTATCGGCACTGCTGCAATTGGGGCGGGCAAGGCACTCGTTGACATGACGGTAGAAGCAGCAGCTTATGCAGACGAGATGCTGACACAATCCACCGTCACCGGCATGTCCGTTGAAAGCTTGCAAGCCTACAGCTATG